AACGAATCCCATATCTGACGCAATGACGTTTGCTGGTGAACTTAGGAATGACGGTTTACCGTTAATTCCTTTGGTCCATTCCTTAAAGGACAGAATCGGATACTTCAAATCCTTAGGAGATGAGTATCTGAATGTCCAATTCGGATGGGCACCATTCATCAGCGACCTTACCAAATTCGCTACTGCTGCTCACGATGGCCATGCCATTTTGAGACAGTATGAGCGAGATTCTGGTAAGGGTGTCAGGCGTAGATATACCTTCCCAACCCTAGACACGACGTCGATTACGGCATTGCCTAACGGCTTTCCGCAACCGGCGTTGAACGCATTGTATTATTCATACAATGCTTCTAGGGACGGTGCTAGAACGGTATCTCGTAGAGAAATAACGGATACCTGGTTCTCAGGATGCTTTACGTACTATCTAAACATGGGCGATTCTGCCCGTGATAGGATGGAACGTCATGCCCAAGAAGCTAAAAAGCTTTTTGGTGTCAGGCTTACGCCTGACGTCCTGTGGAACCTCGCACCATGGAGCTGGGCCGCAGATTGGTTTGCTAATACTGGGGATGTAATCCACAATATAGCAGCCTTTTCGCAAGACGGTCTGGTAATGCGTTATGGGTATATCATGCAACATAAAATTGTTGCTGATACGTACCGACTTTCCGATTTTTATTGGAATAATGGTACGAGATTTACGCCTACAACGCAGACCTTCATTTCCGAGACGAAAGTCCGGAAGAAGGCCTCCCCTTATGGGTTTGGCCTGACCTTTAGTTCATTTACTCAAGGTCAATTGGCCATACTTGCTGCTCTTGGATTATCCAGGAGTGGCAGGTGAGGAGGGATGTGACCAGACTGGTCATACTCCTCCTGGCTATAGAGATACCATTGGTACTGTGTATCGTTGGTTTTCTCTATAGGTAGAATCCTCAGACATCGTGTCTGGGGAGATTCCTCCAGGGAAGTAATGCCATGTCATTTGCTGATCCACAATCTGTAACTATCAATGCCGTTCCGATTTCTCTTCCAAGAGTATCGAGCGGGGTTAACACCGGTGGATTTAGTTCCTCCGATGGTAACACGAAGCTGCTCGTCGCTCACGCTTATGGAAAGCGTGTTCGCCGAACGGCTCGCCTTGATATCCGGAAGATTGCCGCTGACCCTTACCTTTCGTCAACGAATGTTCCCTACACCATGTCAGTTTACATGGTAGTGGATCATCCTTTGGCTGGGTTTTCGGTCACTGAGCAAAAGCAGCAAGTTGATGGCCTAACAGCCTATCTTACTGCGTCAACCGGAGCTAAGGTCACCCAACTTTTGGGTGGCGAAAACTAGCACAGATTGGGGACCACTCTGTGGTCCTTATGGATGAAATATTCCAATCAGTGAACGATAAGGCTAATGGAGGGCTTACCCCTCGTTAGAGAGGAGGCCCACCTGTGGATAAAAACACAGGCAGCCTTATGTTACTCCTGAAGGATGTCCTCGATGAAATGGGGACATGGTGTGATACAAGCACCTGCCATGACTATAATACTATCATGGCACGGGTAGAAAATGAAGGCTTGTCGTTTTTAACGATAAGCTTGCCCAACTTTTGTTCAGACTTCGAAAGAAGTTTGGACGAAGGGAGGGTAGTTCGCAGTCTCTTCACCGGATTCCGGTGGAGAGCAGGTCTCCCCCAATTTCTTGGAGGTTTCCTCGAACTCATTTTCGCTCGACAAGGTGGTCTGTTACTCGACTCACCTTCGATAGACGCCATTCAAGCCGTTCGTCAGATAACTCTGATGTTCGGCAAGATTAATCTGCCTTGTAGTGATACAAGGCGGAGGGCTGCTATTCGAGAGTTTGTTGAGACAGATGACGCTGTTCTGCGGTCTGAGGCATCGCTGTCTTTAGATTTATCTGAAGACTTTGTTATGATGTCCCAGCTGCTTTGGGATGATGTTTTCTCCTCTGTTGGCCTTAAAGTCAACAGTGGCGAATTACTTCCCAAACATGGCCCCGGCGCTACGGCTGATCGTCTTGTTGGTAACAGCAAGTATGAGCAGTCGGAGTGGACCGAGGATTTGGATGAGGTGTTTCCAAAGCACCTCTATCTAGTTCCAAATATCAACCATACGGTTGACCATGTGACAACGTTATCGCCTGGAACAGAACGACCTGTAAGGGTCGTAGATGTTCCTAAAACGCTGAAGACACCCAGAATCATCGCGATTGAACCGACCTGTATGCAGTATATGCAGCAGGCCGTTAAACGCGAGATTCAGGAAGCTATCGAGATTGACGATCTCGCTAGTAGCTTCATTGGATTCCGTCGTCAAGAGCATAATCAGCTCTTGGCTAAGAGAGGTTCCCATAAGGGAGTTCTCGCTACACTCGATTTGAGTGAAGCATCCGATCGTGTCTCCAATCAGCATGTACGGCTTCTGTTGTTAAATCACCCTAGCGTTGCTAAGGCGATTATGGCGACAAGAAGCCGGAAGGCTGATGTGCCTGACCATGGTATTCATACCTTGGCCAAGTTCGCGTCTATGGGTTCGGCCCTCTGTTTTCCAATGGAAATGTTGGTATTTACTACCGTCATTTTCTTAGGGATCCAAGAGGTGCTTAACAGACGCCTTACCCGTGAGGATATAATGTCCTTTCGGGGTTCGGTGCGCGTCTACGGGGATGATATTGTTGTTCCCGTAGATTTTGTATCAGGTGTCGTGAAGAAACTAGAAGATTTTGGTTTTCTAGTTAACACCCGCAAGTCTTTCTGGACTGGAAAATTCAGAGAGAGTTGTGGGAAGGAATATTATGACGGCAACGATGTTTCAATCGTTAGAGTCCGTCATATGCTTCCTACACGACGCCGGCACGTAACGGAGATAATTTCAGCTGTTTCTCTACGTAACCAGTTCTTCATGGCTGGTATGTGGAGATCAGCGAAATCTATGGATCTGTGGATGGAAAGATTAATACCCTTTCCCGCCGTTGGTCCAACTTCTCCGGCATTAGGGCGGTTATCGTCCCTAGGGTATGATACCCAAAGGATGGATGATCATCTACACGAACCGCAAGTCAAAGCGATGTGTGTAGTAGCAAAGTCACCAATCTCGCGATTGGATGGCTCTGCCGCTCTAATGAAGGTGTTTCTGCAGTCTGCTCATCGGGATAATCCAATCTCGAGTGAGGAGTCCATCAGCGATTGGTTCAGTAATGAACCAATCGAGGATGAGGATCACCTTACACGTGCAGGACGACCCGACGCCGTCTACATCACGCGCCGGTGGCTCAGGGCTTATTAATAGCCCTGGGGCTCGTACGTAAAATGCGTACGAGCGTGAGGAGTGAAGGTAGCTCCTTACGGAGCTGTCTTCAACACTCCATGGAGGC